CAATGGACGGTGAGTGTGTTTATATTCACACGTTCGACAATGACATTCAGGCACTTGAATTCATTGAAACGGCAGCCGCAGGACTAAGGGCTGACATTCTTAGTTCGATGTATAAGAGGTCAATGAATTGAAGGAAGTGGATAGCGAAAACAGCTTTGAATTCTGGCTTTCAAAAGCCAAGAAGGGAAGCAAGGTTGTGTACTTTGACGGGTTTCTGATGCTTGAGCGTCAGAAATTCCTGATGGCAGGCGGCGAAATCACTGAACTGCCGCAGAAGATTAAGGCAGCAATGGCAGCATGGAGGGCATATCTTGAAGGTTTCGTGGTCTTGGTCCAGCACAAAAGGGACGAAGGAGAATATGAGTACATCGCAATCCGCCGCTAAGATGATTGAGACCCGGTATGTGTGGGGTCCAACGGTGGAAACGTGCATGGATAGGGCTCAGGCCGTGTGCAAGTATGGGCGATGGTCGATTCAGGGCAACCCCGCCCCAATGACATGGAATGGGGCGCATGGAACCGGGGTGGCAATCAGCAGGGTGAATGATGAGTGAAGGCGAGATCCTCATTGATGTGAAGCATCTAAAGGGCAAGAGAATCATGGTTGCAACCCCGATGTACGGCGGGCTTGGCAACACAATGTATATTTCGAGCCTTCTCCGACTTCAGGCTGAGTGCTTCAGGTTCGGGATTGGGTTTGAACACGCCTTTATGATGAACGAAAGCCTGATCGACCGGGGTCGGAATGGCTTGGTGGGTCAATTCCTAACCAAAAGCGATGCAGACTACATGCTCTTCATCGACGCCGACATTCAGTTCCGGCCAGAAGACATCCTTGCCATGCTTCACTACGACAAAGACATTATTTGCGCCCCGTATCCAAAGAAACACATCAGTTGGCCGTTTATTATTGACGCCATCAAGAACGGAATAACCGATATTCCCACGCTTGAGAGGCTTGTTGGCGAGTATGTGTTTACGTCCCTTGACGAAGACACCCAAATTAGCGAAATCATCAAGGTGGGTGAAGCTGGTACGGGGTTGATGCTTATCAAGAGGGATGTGTTCCGCAAGATGAAGGAGGCATTCCCCGAAAACATCTATATTTCCGACGAATCCAAGGATCTTTCGCTTGGATTAGAGCGTGAAATGTTTGCGTTTTTCAAGACAGGCATCGTGGACAAGCGATATCTCTCCGAAGACTACTATTTCTGCCATAAGTGGCGTGAAATTGGTGGCGATGTGTGGCTTTTCCCGTGGGCTTTAACTTCCCATTTTGGGAACTACCCGTTCCAAGGTTCTCTCGGCACATTTATTGATGTGGCCCGTAAAATCAACGAAAAGAAAAGCAAGGCAAAAGAAGAAGAAAAGAATGAAGAGCCCTGAAGAATTGATGGTAGAACATTTAAACGGAAAATTCTTCTGGGAACACACCGTGATTCAAGAAGAAACCGCTGAATCCAAAGATATCGTAAGGATTCGGCAAGCCCAGAAGAAGTTTGCAAAGGGTGCCATTGATATAACCACTCGCAACAGAGACTCCATAGTCCGCGAGAAGAAGGCAAAGGTCCAGAAGATCCCTCTTAGGAAGGATCAGAAGATTCTTGAGCCCGTGATGAATGCAATCGCAACTGCCTATGAAATCTCAGTTGACGATCTTTTCGGTCGCTCCACAGGCAAGAAGTTTAAACAGGCCAAATGCCACTGCTACTGGGCTATCCTTAAGTATAACCCAAGCCTCACGCCCTTGCGGGTTGGGGATATCATGGGTAAGTGCCGCACAACCATCATGCACGGTCGAACAATGTTTCAAAAGAAGCAGGACTTTGAGAAGGTGGTTGAGGTGGAGAGGTTGCTGGGGCTGCTGTGATGTGGGTGCTTGTTTTGATCTATGCCTACAACTCCGCATCAATGGCCGTTGTGCCGGGCAACTACACAACACAAGAGAAGTGCGTTGAGGCTGGAGAAGGGTTTATCAGGGATACGAGCGGTGTGTTTCAGCTTCCAAAGTATTCTTGCATCATCGCGCCGGATGATATCATCTACGAATAGCCCGCTTAGTTAAGTGGTATAACGGCTGTTTTGTAATCAGCGGTTGGGAGTTCGATTCTCTCAGCGGGCACCATATAATGGATTTTATGGATTATTCTGAAATAATTGATAAGATCCCCGAAGCAGAGAAGCCGGAAATCCTCCGGCTTCTTCGTGCTTTGGATGAAGCCAAGAGAGTAGAAGCCTCTCGCGAGACATATCTCCCCTTCGTAAAAGAGATGTGGCCGGGGTTTATTGACGGACGCCATCATAAGATCATGGCAGACGCATTCGAGCGGGTGGTGAATGGAAGCCTTAAGCGGCTTATCATCAACATGCCTCCCCGACACACAAAATCTGAGTTTGCATCATATCTTCTGCCCGCTTGGTTCCTTGGAAAGAACCCCGGAAAGAAGGTGATTCAGACAGCCCACACTGCCGAATTGGCCGTGGGCTTTGGCCGTAAGGTGAGGAATCTTGTGGGGTCTGATGACTACCAGAAGGTGTTTCCCGGTGTGAGTTTGCAGTCCGACTCAAAGGCTGCTGGTCGCTGGTCCACCAACAAGGGCGGCGAGTATTTTGCTATCGGTGTTGGCGGCGCGGTTACGGGTAAGGGTGCCGACCTGTTGATCATTGACGATCCGCACTCCGAACAGGAAGCCATGATTGGCCAGTTCGATGTGTCGGTGTATGACAAGGTGTTTGAGTGGTATTCGTCCGGACCCCGACAGCGTTTACAGCCCGGTGGCGCTATTGTTATTGTTATGACCCGCTGGGCGAAGCGAGACCTCACCGGACAAATCATCAGCGCATCCGCTAGGAATGAGGGCTCTTCTGAGTGGGAGGTTATCGAACTTCCGGCTATTATGCCGTCTGGGGATCCGCTCTGGCCTGAATTCTGGTCTATTGACGAACTTCAGCGTCTTAAAATCGAACTCCCGATATCCAAGTGGTCGGCACAATACCAACAGGATCCCACCTCGGAAGAGGGTGCGCTGATCAAGCGAGACTGGTGGAATGTGTGGGAGGATGAGGAAGCCCCGGTCTGCGAGGCGGTCATTATTGCGATGGATACTGCTTTCTCCAAGACCGAACGCTCCGACTACTCCGCATGCGTTACGTTCGGGATCTTCAACCACCCGGATGCAACCGGAAAACCAATTCCAAATCTGATTCTTCTGGATGCTTGGAAGGACAAGATGGAGTTTCCGGAGCTAAAAGCCGCCACCGTCCAGTACCACAAGAACTGGCAGCCAGATATGTTTATCGTGGAAAAGAAGGCGTCTGGCGCACCCCTTATTGCCGAACTACGCAATGCTGGCATCCCGGTGCAGGAATTTACACCGACTCGGGCCACTGGCGACAAGGTAGTGCGTGTAAACGCAATCACCGACATCTTCGCATCTGGGGTGGTTTGGGCCCCGGATGAACGGTTTGCCGAAGAGGTGGTTGAGGAGTGTGCGGCGTTTCCATCCGGAGACCACGATGACTATGTGGACGCCGTCACGATGGCTCTGATGCGGTTTAGGCAGGGTGGATTTATGATCCCGACCGACGAAAACGATGAGATCCAACTGCCAAAATTCCGTAAAGAACCGTTTTATTGATATAATAAGCCAAATTCAGAAAGCTGATTCATGGAACCTTACATCCCCGTATCGCCGGAAACACCCCCAATTAACGTGGAGGTGCCCGGTGAGGATCTTGGCCCCACCGTGACCCCCGACGATGAGGGTGGCGTTACCGTTGATTTTGGCGACCCCGAACTTGAGGGCATGGGTGACCTTGAGCATGGCGATAATATTGCTGAAGTGATGGAGGAGGGTGACCTCGACTCTATTGCTGCCGATTTGATTTCTGACTTTGACGATGACCTCAACACCCGCAAGGATTGGGAGGAAGCCTACATTAAGGGCCTCGACCTCCTTGGCTTGAACATTGAGGAGCGCACAACTCCTTGGCCGGGCGCATGCGGCGTGTATCATCCCGTCCTAACTGAGGCGGTGATTCGCTTTCAGGCCCAAACTATTATGGAGGTTTTCCCCTCCTCTGGCCCCGTAGAAACCAAGATTGTTGGCAAGGCCGACGAAGAGGTGCTTAAGCAGGCTCAGCGCGTAAAGCAGGAAATGAACTACGTAGTCACGGAAAAGATGCGTGACTATCGCTCTGAAACCGAACAGCTTCTATTCCGCCTCCCCTTGGCTGGTTCCGCATTCCGCAAGGTATACTACGATACGATCAATAAGCGCCCTGCCGCAGTCTTTGTGCCTGCGGAGGACTTCGTGGTTGCCTACGGCACAACAGATCTCGCCGCTTGCCCGCGTTACACCCACGTAACGCGCATGTACCCGAACGAACTTCGGAGATTGCAGGTGAGTGGTTTCTACCGGGATATTGATATTCCGGAGCCATCCCCAGACTACTCATCGCTACATAAAAAGTACGATAAGGTAAAGGGCGAGACCCCATCATTCTCTGATGATACGCGGCACACAATCCTTGAGATGTGCGTTGATCTTGATCTTCCGGGGTTTGAAGATGAAGATGGGCTTGAATTGCCCTACGTTGTGACAATTGAGAAGTCCAGCAAGACCGTCCTTTCGATCCGTCGAAATTGGAAGGAGGGAGATCCTTCCGTAACTAAGCGCCAATACTTCGTGCATTATCAATATCTCCCGGGGCTTGGGTTCTATGGCACGGGGCTTGTTCACCTTATTGGCGGCATTGCCAAGTCGGCAACGTCGATCCTCCGCCAGCTTGTTGATGCCGGAACGCTGTCCAACCTCCCGGGCGGTCTGAAGGCCCGTGGGCTCCGAATCAAGGGCGATGACAACCCCATTATGCCGGGCGAGTTCCGCGATGTGGATGTGGCCTCTGGTTCAATCCGCGACTCAATCACCTTCCTCCCCTACAAGGAGCCGTCGAGTGTGCTGTATCAGCTTCTCGGCAATCTCGTTGATGAGGGACGCCGCATTGGCTCCATCGCGGAGATGGATGTTGGAAATTCAAACCCCGAAGCACCTGTCGGCACAACCCTAGCCCTCCTTGAGCGGTCTATGAAGGTTATGAGTGCCGTTCAGGCGCGTGTGCATGCAGCCCTTAGCCGCGAATTCCAGCTTATTGCTGATGTGATTCGTGAGTACATGCCCCCGGATTATGAATACGCCGTTGCCGACAATCCCCAGCAGCCCTACAGCCGTCAGGCCGACTTTGATGATCGGGTTGACATCATCCCGGTGTCTGACCCGAACGCCTCCACTATGGCGCAGAAGGTGATGCAGTATCAGGCTGCCATCCAGCTTTCTCAGAACGCCCCGGAAGGCATGTACAACACTGAAGTGCTGCACAAGCAGATGCTTCATGCTTTAAACGTGCCGAACGTGGATCTGATCCTGCCGCCGAAGGATCAGGCCATCTCCACGGATCCCGTCACCGAGAACATGCATGTGATGTCTGGGAAGCCAGTTCAGGTGTTCCCCGAACAGGATCATGATGCCCACATTAAGGTGCATACGGCGTTTATGCAGGATCCGATCTACCAGCAGTTTGTTTCGCAAAACCCCAACGCACAGCAGTTTATTGGGGCGATTCAGAGCCATCTGGCCGAACACTTCGCCTACTCCTACCGCCGCCAGATCGAACTCAAGCTTGGCGTGAGCCTTCCCCAGATGGGTCAGCAGCTTCCGCCTGACGTTGAGAACGACATTGCCAAGCTTGCGGCAGTTGCGGCAGACAGGCTCCTTCAGCAGCACAACGCTGAGCAGGAACTTGCCAAGCAGGATCCGAATGATCCGCTCACCGTTATGCAGCGTGAGGAACTCCGCATTAAGGAAGAGGCAGTCAAGGTGAAGCAGCTTGTTGCTGAAACCGATGCCCTCTACAAGGAAAACAAGCTGGAAATTGAAGCCGCAAAGCTTATTGACCAGCGCAATCAGCCCGTAATCGAACCCTTCAGGAAGCGAGCATTTTGACCGAACTTGATGTGATTAAGCAGAAAATCCGGAAGTATCTGAATGAATATGCAGACGATCTGGCTGGGGGTATCGCAACTGACTTCCCTCACTATAGGTATGTTACTGGCATCGTACACGGTCTTGCTTTGGTTGAGCGCGAGATTATTGACCTACAGCAAGCGAGGTCCGAAGAAGACTAATTTTGGATATGTGTATTCTTCGCGTTATCATACTCTTACACCATCAATGGTGCATCACGCCAAGCGGCGCACAACGTAGGAATACGCATGTACACAGAAGCCAAACTGTCGAAGGACATTTTGGATAAGCTTCCTGAGCCGAAGGGCTATAGGATCCTTATCGCAGTACCGGATGTAGAGGAAAAGACGAAGGGCGGCATTTTGCTTCCCGACAGCCTCAAGTCCAAGGAGGAAACGGCAAGCATTGTCGGTCAGGTTCTTTCAATGGGACACGATTGCTATGCAGACGCCGACCGCTTTCCAGCGGGCCCCTACTGTCAAGAAGGTGATTGGGTTGTTTTCCGTGCCTACACGGGAACCCGGTTCAAGATTGACAAGAAGGAATTCCGATTGATCAACGACGATAGCGTTGAGGCAATCGCGAAGGGTCCGGAAGGGATTGAGCGGGCATGACGATTGACAACGAAGCCGATGACATCGAAGTCGGCAAGCCCTCAATTGCGGACGAGAGTGCCGTAGGTGAGGGTGATCTTCAGGTAGAAGTGGTCGATGACACTCCTCCTGAAGATAAAAATAAGCCCCGCCGTACAGGCGCACCGGATCTCGGAGACGAGGACGAGGTTGCCCAGTACAGCGAAAAGGTGAAGAAGCGCATCTCGAAGCTCAAGTATGAGTTTCACGAAGAGCGGCGCAGGGCCGAAGAACTTGAGCGTCAGCAGTCGGCACTTGCCGATTTTGCAAAGCGTGTGCGGGAAGAAAACCAGCACCTCAAGAAGGCTCTTCAGTCTGGGCAGACGATTATTGCCGACCAGATGCAGAACCGCGTCGAGTCGGAGTTCGAAAACGCCAAGCGCCGCTACCGCGATGCAATTGAGAATGGCGACATCGACAAGCAGGTTGACGCGCAGAAGGATATTGCGCGCCTGACGTTCGAGGCCGACAAGGTGAGATCCTTCCGGCCTGTTGAGATTCAGGAGTCTGAGGTCGCACCGGAACCCCGGTACGAACAGCAGACCCCGCCGCCCAAGGCAGACGCTAAAACTTTGGATTGGGCAAAGAAGAATACTTGGTTTGGTCGTGACCGCGAGATGACTGACTTCGCTCGCCATATCCACGACCGACTTGTTGTGTTTGACCGAGTTGCTCCCACTACAGATGAGTATTGGGAGAAGCTCGACGGGGAGATGCGAAAGCGTTATCCCCACATTGTAGAGGATGCGGATGAAGAGGATACACGGGCCCCGCAGCCAAAGCAGAGTGTCGTGGTGGCTCCAGTAAAACGAAATTCCACACCGCCACGCAAGGTCCAGCTATCCGCATCTGAGGTGACAATCGCTAAGCGCCTTGGATTAACAATCGAGCAGTACGCTGCCGAGAAACTGAGGTCCATGAATGGATAAGCGCACCCCTCGCGAAAGCGAAAACCGCGAAGCATCTTCGCGCAAGAAGGCTTGGGCACCGCCCACAGTTCTTCCAGAGCCCAACAAGAAGGACGGCTGGCGTTATCGCTGGGTCCGTACCTCCACACTGAACAGCATGGACAACACGAATGTATCGTCCAAGTTCAGGCAGGGATGGGAACCCGTTAGCGCGGAAGAACACCCCGAAATCACGGTCCTTAGAGACCGCAAGAGCGACTTTAAGGACAACATTGAAGTTGGTGGTCTCTTGCTTTGCAAGGCCCCGGAAGAAACAATGGCTGAGCGTGACGCATACTATCGCGACTCTGCTGAGAACCAGATGTCTTCCGTTGAAAACAACTTCATGCGAGAAAACGATCCGCGAATGCCGCTTAACAAGCCGCAGATTGATTCGCGGGTTACATTTGGCAAGGGGCGCACCTAGCGCCCCATAACGAGGTAAAGAAACATGGCTTCTACAGCAGCCCCCTATGGCCTGCGCCCTGTTAATCTTATCGGCGGTCAGCCCTACGCTGGTTCGACCCGCATGATGAAGATTGCAAATGCGTATGCCGCAAATATCTTCTACGGTCAGGCCGTTGCCTCCAACGGCAACGGCTTTATTCAGGCCGACACCAGCACGACAGCCCTCCCCGCCGCTGGCGTTTTGGGTGTGTTTGTTGGTTGCACCTTCACGGATCCGAATCTTAAGTACAAGGTGTTCCGTCAGTTCTGGCCGACAGGCACAGTTGCTACTGACGCTGAAGCTTATGTTGTCGATGATCCGGACGTTGTTATGCAGGTTCAGGCTGATGAAGCCGTGGCTCAGACAGCCCTCGGCGCGAACATCGCGCTGGTGACATCTGCTGGCAGCACAACAACTGGCAACTCGACAACGGCGGCTGACGGTTCTTCCGTTGCGGCGACCGCAACCCTTCCGCTTCGCATCGTTGGCTTCGTTGACGGCCCCGATTCGGCTGTTGGCGATGCATTTACCGACATTCTGGTGAAGTGGAACATGCCCTCCGTTAACTCCACAAACGTGGTTGTCGGTGGCCATTCGTATATGAACCCCACTGGCGTGTAATAGGAGAACGCAGAAAATGGCTATTTCACGCGCACAACTTCTCAAGGAACTCCTTCCGGGTCTAAACGCCCTGTTCGGCCTTGAGTACAAGAAGTACGAAAACGAGCATGAGGCAATCTACGAAACCGAGACCTCGGAGCGTTCGTTCGAGGAAGAGCTGAAGCTTTCGGGCTTTGGTACTGCCCCGGTCAAGGGTGAAGGCTCTGCCATTCGCTACGACAACGCTCAGGAAGCTTGGTCGGCTCGTTACAACCACGAAACGATTGCTATGGGCTTCTCCATCACCGAAGAGGCGATGGAAGACAACCTGTACGACTCGCTTTCGTCCCGCTACACCAAGGCCCTCGCCCGTTCGATGGCCTACACGAAGCAGGTTAAGTCGGCTTATCCGCTGAACAACGGCTTCTCTGGTGGCGCGTTTGTTGGTGGCGATGGCGTCACGCTGTTTAACACTGCCCATCCTCTGGTTTCGGGCGGCACAAACAGCAACACGCAGTCCACGGCTGCCGATCTGAACGAGACCTCGCTTGAGGCCGCCGTTATTCAGATTGCGGCCTTCAAGGACGAACGTGGTCTGCTTATCGCGGCTCGCCCGCGCAAGCTGATCGTTCCGCCGAGCCTGATGTTCGTGGCTACCCGCCTGCTGGAGACTGAACTCCGCACAGCGACTGCCGATAACGACATCAACGCGATCAAGACCAATGGTACGATTCCGGAAGGCTACTCTGTCAACCACTACCTGACAGACGTTGATTCGTACTACCTGATCACGGATATCCCGAACGGCATGAAGCACTTTGTTCGTACGCCGAT